CAAATCGTTGACGCCCAAGTTAAAACGGCTGACTGGCTTACCGCGATGGGGGCCCCGGACACCGAGGCCGCTGTGTCTGAGGCCGAGAAGCAGCAGGCCCGCAGGGCATTTGGGGCGATGACCGCGCCCACCATCCAAGACGCCAACGCCGTCGTCCAGCAAATACAAACCCCCGCAGCAGTCAAGCACTTGGTCGGGATGCTCACAGCCTACGACTGGGAGTTTGTCCATCAGGCCAAGGAAATCCGTGGCATGGCCGTGGCCAAGCTGATTGAGGAGACGAACCACCCCAACGCCAACATCCGCTTGAAAGCGCTAGGGCTCTTGGGCAAGGTCACGGAGGTGGGGCTCTTCACCGAAAAAATCGAGGTCAAGAAGACAGACCTCACCGAGGCCGAGATCGACGCCAAACTCAAGGAGAAGCTGGCCAAGTTCATGGACGTGACCGACGTGGAGGTCACGGACATCGAGGAAGTCCCCCAAAACAAAGAAGAAAACGATGACGGCACCCCAGCCACTGACGCCTGAGCAGGCGCGAATCCTGTTCCAGAACCTCTCCCGGATGACGGCGGAGGAAAAAGTCGAGGCGCTGGAGCTTTTGACCAAGGCCGAGGAGCACAACCGCAAGAATCTCGCCCGAACCGACATGATCGAGTTCGCAAAATCTGTCTATCCGGGGTTCAAGGTCGGGCCGCACCATCGGAAACTGGCCAAAATTTTCAAGGATGTGATCGACGGCAAGAAAAAGCGGGTCATCATCAACATCGCGCCCCGTATGGGCAAGTCGGAGTTCAGTTCCTACCTTTTCCCGGCTTTCTTTCTAGGTAATTTCCCTAATAAAAAGATTATCATGGGGACCCACACCGCAGGACTGTCCGAGGATTTCGGTCGCCGGGTGCGAAACTTGGTGGACTCCGATGAATACAAAGAACTTTTTGACCAGACCCAGATTGCAGACGACCAGAAAGCCGCAGGCAAGTGGTCTACCAGCCAAGGTGGACAGTATTACGCTGCTGGTGTCGGGGGCGCTTTGGCTGGCCGTGGTGCTGATCTCTTCGTCATTGACGATCCTCATAGCGAACAGGACGTAAAAGTCAACAGCCGCCTTGCGTTTGACACGGCGTGGAGTTGGTTTCAGACCGGCCCGTTGCAGCGTCTGATGCCCGGAGGCGCAATCATTATCATCATGACCCGCTGGTCCAAACTGGACCTGACGGGGCGCTTACTGGACTACCAGACCAAGAACGAGACCCCGGAGGAGGACCGCTGGGAGGTGGTAGAGTTGCCAGCCATCTTGCACGAGGGCACGGAGAAAGAGAAATCGCTCTGGCCGGATCAGTGGCCGCTCGAGGCGTTGAAGTCCAAGAAGCAGGCGCTTGACCCCCAGTACTGGAACGCCCAGTACATGCAAAACCCGGTCTCCAACAACGCGGCGATCGTCTCCAGAAACTCTTGGCGCATATGGCCGGGGGACCAGCCACCCCAGTGCGAGTTCATTCTCCAGTCATGGGATACGGCGTTCGAGGCCAAGACCAGCGCTGACTACTCAGCCTGCACGACGTGGGGGGTGTTCTATAACGAGGAGGAGGGGCATACGGCCCAGATCATCCTCTTGGACGCATTCAAGGACAGGATGGCATTCCCGGAACTCAAACAGGTGGCTTTGAAGCATTACAGGGAGTGGGAGCCCGACGGGTTCATCGTGGAAAAGAAAGCCGCTGGGGGTCCGCTCATTCAGGAGTTGCGCAACATGGGCATCCCTGTCGAGGAGTACACCCCTAGCCGGGGCAACGACAAGATAGTAAGATTGAACGCGGTGGCGGACCTCTTTGCCTCTGGCAAGGTCTGGGCACCAGACACGCGCTGGGCGCGGGAGGTGATCGAGGAAGTAGCGTCCTTCCCCAACGGAGAACACGACGACTTCGTTGACACGACATCCCAAGCACTGCTGCGCTTTCGCAGGGGCGGCTTCATCCCGTTGGACTCCGACGAGAAGGACGAGCCAAGATATTTCAAGCGGCAGACGTACGCTTACTACTAAGGAATCATGATGGCCACAAACATCGACAAGGGTCTCTACGCCGCTCCACAGGGATTGGAAGAGCTTGCACAAGACGACGGCATGGAGGGGATCGAGATTGAGATCGTTGATCCCGAAGAGGTGAGTATCAAAGCCGGTGGGCTGGAGATCGAGATCGAAAAGCCCGAGCCAAGCGTTGAGGACTTTGATGCCAACTTGGCCGAGTTCTTGGACGACGGTGAGATTTCCCAGTTGGGCAGCGACTTGGAGGGCGTGATCGACGACGACAAGGCCAGCCGCAAGGAGTGGGAGAAAGCCTACGTCATGGGCTTGAAGCTCTTGGGACTCCAGATCGAGGAGCGCACCGAGCCTTGGCAGGGAGCCTGTGGGGTGTTCCACCCGATGATTACAGAAGCCGTGGTGCGGTTTCAGTCTGAGACCATCACCGAGACATTCCCAGCCGCTGGGCCGGTCAAGACCAAGATCATCGGCAAGGACACCGTTGAGGTCAAGGAAGCCGCCGTGCGGGTGCAAGATGACATGAACTTCCGCTTGACCGAGGAGATGCCCGAGTATAGGCCGGAGCACGAGCGGATGCTCTGGAGCTTGCCAGCTACTGGCTCGGCGTTCAAGAAGATTTACTACGACCCCAACCTTGGCCGACCGGTGAGCACATTCGTGCCTGCCGAGGACATGATCCTGCCCTACGGCGCGTCGGACTTGGACACCTGCGAGCGCGTGACCCACGTCATGCGCAAGACCGAGAACGAGTTGAAGAAACTCATGGCTGCTGGGTTCTACCGGGACATCGAGCTTCCGGAACCGGACAAGACTCAGGACGACATCAAGAAGGCCAAGGACAAGGAGACTGGGTTCTCCGACATCAACGACGACCGCTACATCGTGCTGGAGAGCCACGTCAACCTCGTGATCGAGGGCGACCCGCTGTGCGAGAAGGATGAGGACGGAGAAGCCGTTGGGATCGCTATCCCCTACGTGGTGACTATTTTGAAGGGCACGGGCGACGTGCTCTCCATCCGCCGCAACTGGAAGGAAGACGACAAGTTAAAACTCAAGCGCCAGCACTTCGTGCACTATCAGTACGTCCCCGGCTTTGGTGCGTACGGCTTCGGGCTCTTCCACCTGATCGGCGGCTACGCTAAGTCGGCCACGAGCTTGATGAGACAGCTTGTGGACGCGGGCACTCTCTCAAACCTGCCGGGCGGGTTGAAGTCAAGAGGCTTGCGGATCAAGGGTGACGACACCCCCATCGCTCCGGGCGAGTGGCGTGATGTGGATGTGGCGTCTGGCAACATCCGGGACAGCATCCTGCCCCTGCCTTACAAAGAGCCGTCTGCTGTGCTGTCCGGGCTTTTGGACAAGATTGTGGACGAGGGCCGTCGCTTCGCGGCCAGTGCAGACACAAATGTCTCGGACATGTCGGCCAACGCGCCGGTGGGCTCGACACTTGCCCTGCTTGAGCGCCAGCTTAAAGTCCTGACCGCTGTGCAGGCGCGGGTGCACAACACCTTGAAGCAAGAGTTGAAACTCTTGAAGACCATCATCCGTGACTACACGGACCCCGAGTACAACTACGAGCCCGAGTACGGCACACCGCGAGCCAAGCAAAAAGACTATGACATGGTGGACGTGATCCCCGTGTCTGATCCCAACGCCGCCACTCTCTCCCAGCGTGTCGTCCAGTACCAAGCCGTCATCCAGATGGCGCAGATGGCTCCGGACATTTACAACCTGCCTGAACTCCACCGTGGGATGTTGGAGGTCTTGGGGATTAAGAACGCCGACAAGCTCGTGCCTCTGCCAGAGGACATGAAGCCGACCGACCCCGTGACGGAGAACCAGAACTTGTTGAAGGGCGAGCCTGTCAAGGCGTTCCTGTTCCAAGATCACGACGCGCACATGGCGGTGCACAACTTCCTGCTCCAAGACCCCATGATGCAGCAAACGATCGGCCAGAACCCCAAGGCGCAGGCGATCGTCGCGGCCATCACTGCGCACATCGCCGAGCACGCTGGCTACAAAATGCGCCAGCAGATTCAGAACCAGTTGGGGATGCCCCTGCCGCCCGAGGACGACAAACTACCGCCGCAGGTGGAGATCAGCTTGTCTGCCATGATGGCGCAAGCTGCCCAGCAGGCACTGGCTCAGAACCAAGCGATGGCTGCACAACAGCAAGCACAACAGCAAGCCCAAGACCCTGTGGTGCAGATGCAACAGCAAGAGCTTCAGATTCGTGCCCAAGAGGCGCAGACAAAAGCAGCCAAGGTGCAGGGCGACCTCCAGATCGCACAGCAGAGACTGGCACTCGACGCACAGAAAGCCGAGGCCGACCAAGAGCTTGCCGGTCTCAAGGTCGGGGCACAGATAAAAGACAGCCAAGCAAAACTGGATGCACAACAAGAACGTGAAGGTGTCCGCATGGGCATCGACATTGCAAAAGCCCAACATCAAGCACGACAAAAGGAGAAACCAGCTAAATGATCCAAGACTTCGCACGCGTACTGCGCGATAAGTTACGCACGGACATGAACAACTACGCAGACGACCTCGCAGGAGGCGGCTGTCGCTCTTTCGACGAATACCAAAAACTCTGTGGGGTGATCCAAGGTCTTGCCATCGCAGAGCGTCATTTAATCGACCTTGCTGAAAAAGTGGAGAAATCTGATGAAGAATGACCTCGGTCTTATTCTGCCGCCGGGCGTAAGCCTGCCTGAACCAATCGTCCCAAAGGACAGCCCGGATGAAAGCATCCCTATCGAGGACCGAGCAAAGTCGCTTCCGGAGCCGCAAGGCTGGAAACTACTGTGCGTCGTGCCCGATGTGACTGAGAAGATCGACGGCACTGAACTCGATTTGGTCAAGGCCACGAGTTATGCCAAACAAGAAGAGCACGCCACAACTGTTCTTTTTGTTATCAAAGTTGGACCGCAAGCCTACAAGGACCCTGACAAGTTCTTGACCGGCCCGTGGTGCAAGGAAGGAGATTTTGTGCTGGTGCGCACGTACGCGGGCACCCGGTTCAAGATTTTCGGAAAGGAGTTCCGTCTGATTAACGACGATCAGGTGGAAGCTGTTGTGCAAGACCCTCGCGGTGTAACCCGCGCATAAAGGAGTAATAAATGTCAGAGGCATTTAAGTTTCCAGACGAACTGGAAGAAAACAAGAAGCCCGATGTAGAAATCGAGGCGGAAGGCGATGTCGAAATCGAAATCGTCGATGACACCCCTGAGAAGGACCGTGGCCGCAAACCCCTTGAGAAAGAGGTTGCCGACCCCACCGACGACGAGATCGAGAGTTACTCCGATAACGTCAAGAAGCGCATCAGCGAACTGACTCACGCACGGCATGACGAGCGCCGTGCCAAGGAAGCCCTTGCCCGTGAGAAACAGGAACTTGAGCGTCTTGCACAACAGTTGGTCGATGAGAATAACCGACTAAAGAAGTCGGTTAATACCGGACACCAAGCCGTAGCCACCTTGGCCGAGCAGGCTGCTGAAGCCAAGCTTGAAAAAGCCCGTCGTGACTTGAAAGCCGCCCAAGAAGCGTTTGACACAGACGCGATCATCGCGGCCCAAGAGGAGTTGGCCGAGGCCAAGTGGGAAGTCAAAAACGCAAAAATTAACAGACCCTCTTTACAAGAGGAAGACATTGAGGTACAAACGCGTTATCAAGAACCCCAACAGGTTCGTCCCGACGAAAAATCCTTGCGCTGGCAAGCTAGAAACCAGTGGTTCGGGGCGGCAGGGTTCGAAGAAGTCACCAGCTTCGCTCTAGGGCTGCACCAGAAACTAGTAGCAAACGGGGTTGATCCTCGCACTGATGAGTATTTCGAGCAGATTGATGCTCGCGTGAAGTCAAAGTTTCCCGAAGTGTTCGGGGACGATGATGTCAAAACTGAAAAGGTCGAAGCCAAGAAGCCTTCCCCGGTGGTGGCTCCTGCCAGTCGGTCTACGGGAACAAGGAAGATTCAGTTGACGCCAACACAAGCGGCGTTAATTAAGAAGTACAACCTTGACCCGAAGAAATATGTAGCAGAAGTTCTTAAACTGGAGAAATCAAATGGCTGAAAACCGTACACCTCGTGATCTCATTTCACGCGAAAAATCCGCTCGTGCAGTCTATGTGCCGCCGAGCACTCTGCCGGAACCGACACCTGATCCGGATCATGTGTTCCACTGGGTTGCTACCGCGATCCTTGGACAGTCTGATCCGACAAACGTCTCACGGAAATTCCGTGAGGGCTGGGTGCCAGTGAGGGCAGAAGACCATCCGGAACTGATGATTCCCGGTAATGCTAATGGTAACGTCGAGATTGGTGGCCTCTTGCTCTGCAAGATGACCAAAGAACAATTCCGCGCTCGCCAAGAGTATTACAACAATCAAGCTCAGGGCCAGATGGACTCAGTGGACAACCACTTTATGCGAAACAACGATCCGCGAATGCCGCTGTACTCGGAGAAGAAATCTTCCACGACGCGGGGCACAACGGGTTTTGGTTCTGGTTCAAAGTAACAAGGAGCAATAAATGGCTTACCCTTCCGTCGATAAGACGTATGGCTTTAAGCCCATCAATCGACTTGATGGACTGCCGTACGCAGGTCAGACTCGTCTGATCCCCATCGCAGCCGCTTACGCGACTGCTATCCTGAACGGCGACACCGTTCAGATTGACACCACGGGTTTCCTCGTGGCCAAGACCACTAGCAACTCCGGCGACGCCGTGGGTGTGTTGGTTGGTTGCCAGTACGTGAACTCGATGGGTCAAACCGTCCAGTCTCAGTACTACCCCGCCGCCGCATCGACTTCTACCAATCTGGCCTACGCCTACGTGGTGGATGATCCAAATGCGACTTTCAAGGTTGTTGCTGCCGCAAGTTCTACCACCACCCCCACCGGTTATACCCGTGCGTTGGTTGGCTCGAACGTGGCTATGGCTACTGCTACCGGTTCGACTGCTACTGGCGACTCTGCCTACGGCATCAACGGTGCGTCTGCCGACACCACAAACACCTTGCCAATCCGTGTGGTTGATGTTGTGCCTGAAACTTCTTATATCTCTGGTGGTACTACGTACTACTACGAGTTCATTGTGAAGTTCAACCTCCATCAATATAACGACACCACTGGCGTCTAATAGGAGGACTGACAAATGGCTATTTCACGCGCACAACTGCTCAAAGAACTGCTCCCCGGCTTGAACGCTCTGTTCGGCATGGAGTATGCCCGTTACGGCGAAGAGCACAAGGAAATCTACGAAACAGAGAAATCTGAGCGTAGCTTTGAAGAAGAGACCAAGCTGGCTGGATTCAGCGCAGCGCCTGTCAAGAACGAAGGCTCCGCCATCGCTTACGACAACGCGCAAGAAGCGTTCACCGCCCGCTACACCCACGAGACCATCGCTTTGGGCTTCTCGATCACCGAAGAGGCGATTGAGGACAACCTGTACGACAGCCTGTCTGCTCGTTACACCAAGGCGCTGGCCCGTGCTATGTCCTACACCAAACAGGTGAAAGCCGCCGCCGTTATCAACAACGGCTTCAACGGCGCTTACGCTGGTGGTGATGGCGTGTCTCTTTTTGGCAACAACAGTTCCGGCACTCGCGTCGGTCACCCGCTGGTCTCCGGTGGCGTGAACTACAACAGCCCCGCTTCTGGCGTTGACCTCAACGAAACGTCCCTCGAAAACGCCGTGATTCAGATCGCTGCGTGGACCGATGAACGTGGTCTGCTGATCGCTGCCAAGCCCGTCAAGCTGGTGATCCCGCCTGCTTTGATGTTCACGGCCAAGCGTCTGCTTGACACCGAGTTGCGCGTCGCAACTGCTGATAACGACATCAACGCTATCAAGCAGATGGGTGCAATCCCCGGTGGCTACACCGTCAACCACTTCTTGACCGATAACAACGCGTGGTTCCTGACCACAGACGTGCCTAACGGTCTGAAGCACTTCGAGCGTATGCCTTTGTCGAATTCGATGGACGGTGACTTCGATACAGGGAACGTTCGCTACAAGGCCCGCGAGCGCTACAGTTTCGGCTGGAGCGATCCGTTGGGCATGTGGGGTTCTTCAGGTTCTACCTGATAATTAAGTACTCAATTCTTTGGGTTCTGGGGGGCTTCGGCCCCCCTTTTTTATTTTTAGTTTTCGTGTATAATTTCCCGTATCGTATAAAAGGGGAAGTACATGGACACCACCACACTACCAAAAACCCGCGCTGAAGCCAAAGCCGCAGGCGTAACCCACTACTTTACAGGCGAGCCTTGCTCTCGTGGGCATGTTGCCCCACGCAAAACCAAAGGGGCTTGCGTGGAGTGTATGCGCGAGGATTGGGTGATTGACAACGAGAAGCGCAAGGGCAAACCCAAGTCAGAAGCATCAAAAGCTGCGGGGCGCAAATACTATGAAAAGAACAAAGAAGCCGTCAAAGCTCGCGCAAATATGCGCCCCCCTGAAGAACGGCGCAAGCATAGACAGAAGCACAAGGAAGCCAATCCAGAACTGTACAAAGCCCTGACCAGCGTTCGCAAGCGTCGCCACCGGGAGGCCACCCCCAAGTGGATCAGTTCGGAGCAAAAACTGGCCATGCGCAAAACCTACCTGACGGCCATGCAATTGACAAAAATAACCAACGAGCGGTACGTTGTGGATCACATTTACCCACTAATCAATCCGGTCGTCTGCGGCCTGCACGTGCCGTGGAACTTGCGGGTCATGACGCAGGAGGAAAATCTGCGGAAATCAAATTCTTTGCCGGACGATTCGGAAGCTATTGCATTCCCCCCTAAACCATGATACAAACTACCCATCCGGGGTTTCCGGTGTAACTGACAGGTCCCGGCCTGACGACATGCAGACAGTTACACCACAACTCGCATGTGAGGATTCTCATGGCACGCACTACCTTCTCCGGCCCGGTAAAGTCTGACAACGGCTTTGAGGGCGCTATCACTGGCAACGTCACTGGCAACGTCACTGGCAACGTCACTGGCACTCTGACTTCCACAACCACCACCTCCGCTGCTTTGGGCGCGATTGCTAACGCAGTCAACACCTCTGGCAAGGCGTTGGGCACCACGTTGTACAACACAACCACCAAGACTTTCTACGTTGCTCAAGGCGCTACTGCTGGCAGCACATGGATTGATTCGAGCGACGGTACGACGGTCATCACACCCGCGTAATTAGGAGCATCTCATGACGATGCAATATGACGTAAAAGCCAAACACGCAAATGCGTCAGGGACTATCTTTGCCCAACCTGCGCGTGTTAAAGGCTTTTCAATTTGCGCAACCGCTAGCACCCCCGGTACTCTGCTGTTGAAAGACGGTGGGTCGGGCGGTACGACCTTGATCGAAGTGGACATCCCGTCCAACTCAAACCCGAACTCGTTTTATACGTTGGTTCCGGGCGAGGGTGTGCGGTTTACCACGGACATCTACGCTTCGTTGACTGGCATCGCTTCTATCACGGTGTACTATGGCTGAGACCCGTTCAACCGACCTGCGTGGCCGCAGCCTCTTCATCGCCATTCCGGCGTATGACGGCAAGGTCAGCATTAAGCTGGCTTACACGATTGCCCAGTTGCTTCCCCGCGCTTTGAGCTACGGGGTGGCGGTAAAACTCGGGCATGTGTCTGGCTGCTCCATCATCACGATGGCACGCAACATGTTGGTTGACGAGTTCCTCAAAACCGACTGCACCGACCTTCTCTTCATTGACGCTGACGTGATTGCCGAGCCTGACCACATTTTGCGCCTCATGGCGCAGAGCGGGGACAAGGACATCACGGCTGGCGCGTACCCCCGCCGTCGCAAAGACAAGTTGTTTTTCATGGACCTCTACTATGACGAGCACGGGGAGCCCGAGTTTGATGGTGCGCTCATGCGCATCAACCGTGTTGGCACTGGCTTCATGCTGGTGCGTCGCAACGTGGTCGAGACTCTAGCGGCCAAGGCAGAGAAGTATGTGGGGCAGGATGGCGTTGGCCAAGTGGCTAACGTGTTTGAGTTTGCGCTCAAGGACGGGATGTTCGTGGGCGAGGACTACACGTTCTGCGACAAGGCTCGGGCCGAGGGCTTCAAGGTTTGGATTGACGTGGAGATCAGCCTGCCGCACGTCGGCACGGAAGAGTTCACGAGCGACTTCAAAACTGAGGTCGTGCTCCCCCTCCTTGAGGAATTGCGCAAAGCAAAACTGAAAGTTGCAAATGGCTAAGACACCCGCATGGCAACGCAAAGAAGGCAAAAACCCAAAGGGCGGCTTGAACGCCAAGGGGCGTGCCTCCTACAACAAAGCGAACCCCGGCAAACCGGGTCTGAAAGCTCCTCAGCCAGAGGGCGGCAAACGCCGCGACTCTTTCTGTGCCCGCATGGAAGGCATGAAGAAAAAGCTGACCTCTGCCAAGACAGCCAAGGACCCCAACAGCCGCATCAATAAATCCTTGAGAGCATGGAATTGCTGAAATGGAACTGATGATATGGAACGCCTTGCTGACTACATTTCTTGGGCTACTCGGATGGAGCTTGAAGGAAAAGTCGTCAGAACTGCAAAGAATCTCGATCCTGCTCAACAGGACGCGGGAGGAGATTGCCAAGGAGTATGTGACGAAACAGGAAGTCCACAACGACATCAATCGGGTGTTGGACAGGTTGGATCGCCTAGAGGGCAAGATTGACACCTTCATCAAGGAAACAAGAAGTGCCATCAACTAGCGCGAAACAACACAGATTCATGGCGGCGGTGGCCAACAACCCGTCGTTTGCCAAGAAAGCAGGCGTGCCAACTTCGGTTGGCAAAGAGTTCATCACTGCGGACAAAGGCCGCAAATTTAAAGAAGGAGGCCAGATCATGGCTACAAAATCTTCGGGTAACGGTATCACCAAAGCCAAAATGGGCGCTGTCAAAACTGCTGCTCCCAGCAAAGACGGTATGGCCACCAAGGGCAAAACCAAGGGCAAGCAGATTGTCATGAAGGCTAGCAAGCCTCTTGGCATGAAAAAGGGCGGCAAGGCCTGCTACTGATATGAGAGCAAGCCGTGGCATGGGAGACATTCTCCCATCCAAAATGCCCAAGGCGAAGACAAAAGCTCGCCGCGACGACACCGACTTCACGCAGTATGCGGAGGGCGGGAAGGTGAAGTCCAAGGTCAACGAGGCCGCAAACTACACCAAGCCGGGTATGCGCAAGTCTCTGTTTGAGTCCATCAAGTCCCGTGCTGTGCAGGGTACAAAAGCCGGTCAGTGGAGCGCTCGCAAGGCGCAGTTGCTGGCCAAGCAGTACAAGGCCAAGGGTGGAGGGTACAAGGATTGAAGTCGCCTCAAGCATCGCTCAAGGCTTGGACTGACCAGAAATGGCGCACCAAGTCTGGCAAACCGTCTTCCAAGACGGGGGAGCGGTATTTGCCTGAAGCGGCGATCAAGTCCTTGACCCCGGCAGAATATGCCGCAACCACCAAGGCAAAGCG